TTGAAGAATATTATGCATGATAATTGAACTCCTTTCTGATTTGTTTAAAAATAGAATATATGTTAATAAAAGAACTAAAAAATCGTTATATAAGTTTATAATTTTATTGGCCAATAGTAATCGACAAGATAAGAGGCGGCATCCAGAGGGTGCATTAAAAATTTCTTATCTTTTGATTGCTTAATTTGTTGGTATGTCGGTAAATCAATACGAGAAGTGCCCTCTTTGTATTTTAGGTTATAAATGTTGTATAAAAGTTTTTCACATTTTGGACTTATGTATAAACCAATTTCTTCGTTTGCGTTGTGAATTTTGCTGTTGAAAGCCATGATTCTGTTTTTAATTGGAGGGTTAAACGGTTTTAGCCTTATGTCTATATCAAAGCCGTAGTTTAGAAATTTCTTTTTCATAATAACGTAATTTGTGTATTCGCTAGTGCAACTGCGATTATCGCCTGATGCATCACCGTTTATGATAAGTTTGCCCTTATGATTTGGATATCGCCTAAAAACTTCATCGCATGCCTTTGAAGTTGTAGTGTTTTCCATTGCAATTTCGTCAAAGAAAAACACTTTATCTTCTGTTTTGTGTGCTAATTCCCAACACATAGGATCGACGTTAAAATCGCAGGTTAAATATAAATCAAGTTCCGGTTGATATTTTATGTCGATAATATTTTTATCCGTAAAATCTTTGACTACCAATCCTGAATTATAATGCCCATTTTCACCTAAAACACATATTTTGTAGTAATCTTCATCGTAGAGCTTTTTTAATTCATCACAAAAACCTTCGGGAAGATAAATATTTTCTGTTGTAGGTGCAACAATAAGCCTGTAATTTGGCATTGAATCTTCAATAAACGTTTTGTAAATCCAGCCTCGTTCCATTTCGGGGTTGGTATGTCCAAAGATTCTGTAAGTGAAATTTTTCCACTTAGGGTTAACTCTTTGGCGCATACGTGCTAAAAGCATTTTAAATGTTTCGTACGGAACGTCAGACATCTCTTCAATTTCAACGAACCCAAGGTTTAAGGATTTTAGGCTGTTTGGATTGTCAAAATGCCTGAATAAAATTTCTGATTTGTTTTTGAATTTGAGTCTTTGAAGTGATGCAGACCATTCGTAATCTTTCCCTTCAATAAATCCCATGTTGTCGAGATGTTCAAAATAGGTTTTAAGTGTAGTATCACGAACGAGTGTGTAGGTTTTTGCACCGACAAGCCCACGAATACCTTCGAATTTTAAACATAATAATATGCCAAGGAGTGAACCGCAGAATGTTTTACCGCTTCCGTAACCACCTTGATAGCAAGCTATATCAATGTTGTAATCGTGAGGAATTTCTAAAAATTCTCTTTGTGCTTTTAATAAATTATATTTTATATTTCGTTTTTCCATAAGTTTCCTTCGTTTGTTAAATAGAGATTCTGAGGGGTAAATTTTAACTTTCCTTTTCTCTAAGCAAAAAGTGGCTTGCGTTTTCTATTCCGTACTGTTCAAGTGCAAATTTGAAGCATTCCAACCAATTGATTTGCTCATTTACTGTTGGAACTTCTGCAAATGATTTTACAACCTCAAACAGTTCTTTAGAGCGAGTTTTTCTCTCTAAGGTTGCTTTTCTGTCGCCGTATCTGTAAATATAATTAGCACTTCTGACAGTGTCATCTATCTCCATAAACTTTTGAAGACCGTGTTCGTTTATGCAGATTAACTCTTTGCCAAACTTAAAATTGGCGATAATTTGCGCAGTTTTTTCAATCATCGGTACAATTAATTTACGGTTAATTGAATCTAACATCATGTTTAGGCGTGCAGTTTGACCTGTTACAGTATAGGTTAATTCTGTCGCTGTTCTTGCTTCGTTTTGCAAGTTCCCTGCCATATTTTTAAATATACCTGTTGCACTTTCTGTTGTGGTTTTAAAGTAATTTAGAAAATCCCAGCCGTGCAATGCATTATCAAAATTTAATGGTGTTGGCGCTTGAGGCATAAGTGCTGAATCGTATTCAATGATTTTTCCGGGGCGCACAATCTGTTCACCTTTAAAACATCCTTTAGGGGCTAAATAAGGAGGGTTCATCATTAATGAAAGTGCATCAAGTTGTTTGTTTAAAATCGTAGAAGACACGTTGTTCAAAATTATTGCAACCTTTAATGGTGAAATACCTCGCTCTGTGTCGGGATTTTTGATAATATTTGCATAAATAAACGGATTGATTACAAATGGGTTGTCTTCCATTCTGATAATTTCTTTTCTGCCGGCAACAACAATTAATTGATTTTTTAAAATTTCGCCGTTTGCAAGTTCAATGTCGCCCCAATATTCTAAAATCTCGCACTTGTTGTCATCAACCGCTTTATCTGCAGATGCGTTTTTAGATTTTTTATTGTTAATAAGCATTCTTAAGTTTTCGACTTTTTCATCTGTTAACAAATTATTAGCTTTATCCGAAACAATGTCGTGAAGTGTAGAATAAGTTCTATAAACTTTTGCACACTTATCCCAGTTCTCGCAATTATTTTTATCAAAAACGAAATCTTCGGATTTAATGAATTTAACTTTTGCGTTGTCATATATAGTTTGTTCTTCAATTACAAAGCCGTTTTCATTTGGTGCAACAAGCTGTTCTTCAATTGTAAGGGGACGTCTTACTACTTTTGTTTTTGTTTGCCAACCGACAAAAAGAGTGCTTTCGCCAGTTTCGACAATAGAATCAATCATTTTTTCTATTTCTTCTTCAAGGTTCATTTCTTCAAAAGTGTTAACAAGCATTGCTTTTTGGCGATTTGCAAGCACTTGTGTTTGTGGTGTCTTGCCGGAAACGTCAAACATTGAGTCCGGATGAGAGTACAAATTCTCGCTGATATGTGCCTTTAACGTTTGTGCTAATTCGTAAATTTCAGGAAGCTGAATTTTGGTATTCCATTCGTTTACGGTCGGAATGTTATTTGAATAAATTGCATTTCGGATAGTTCTGATGTCGGTTAGTTGACCTCTTCTGGAGTCCTCCATTTCATCATATTTTTGCGTGATTTTAGATATTAAATATAAATTTTCATCTTGTTCTTTTGTGTTGTTTATTGTTTTCATTTTCTTTTACCTCTTATGATTGAATAAATTTTTATGTCCTGTAGTCGTTTGTTTTTAAGCGTTTCACCTTCTAAAATTGCTTCTTGCTTCATTCCGCAAGATTTGAGAAGTCCTTCGACTAAGAAATTATCTTTAAAAACTTGAGCTTTCAGCTTTCTGAATTTTAATTTTTTAAAACAGTAGGTGATAAATTTCTTGGCGCAAATTTTGGTGGTTTTACCCCAAAATTTGCGTTCAAAAGCTGTTGTAATCTCGGCTGAATGCAGATATTTGCGGTTACCGATAAGATTTTCTAAAAAGACAAATCCTGCAAATTCTCCGTTGGACAGAATTACCCAAAAGAAAGGACTTGTTTGGGTTACAAGATTTATAACCTCGTCAAACAAGTCCGTAGTGAGTGAGTAGTCGTCGTTTAAATATTTGTGGTATTTGTTAATCAAATTGTAAATGTTTTCCAAATATTGAATGTTCTGAAAAACCTTGTTGTGGCAGTCTATTTTGATTTTTATAAACTTTATCATTGCTTGACTTTTGACCTTAGAGTTAATAAAATAGCTTCTATAAAGGAGATGTTTATGAACCGTGAAGATTTGATTTTTGAGCAGTACAGACTATATTCAGAGCAAAAAGAGAAATTTATTGACCGTTCTTTTATGACAAATAAATTCTACTTGGTTGTCGTTTTAGTCTTGGTTTTATTGACTTTCATGTCAAAAGGCTATGCTTTTGGTAAATTTACTGCCCCTACAATCTTTGCTGTTGCAGGTATTATCTCTTGTGCATTGTGGTGGTTGAATATGGATACATACAACTGCTTGATTAAAATTAAATTTTCAAAAGTTCTTGAAGAAATGGAAAAACAACTTCCAATGCAACCTTATAATATGGAATACAGGGCAATCAGAGATTTTAGAAAAAATAAAAAGATGTTTTTATTCTCAGATATGCAAAAAATCTTTGCGATTGTTTTATTCTTGGTATTCTTCATTTTATTGCTAATGGAAGTTATTCCGCTATTCATCGTATTTTAGAATTTCAGAATACTCAAATTTTACAAAAGAATTATCAGTAGAAAAAACTTCTATCTCGCCGGATAGGAGTTTTTCTCTTGAGGTTTCGTCTAACCCTAACAATCCTTCCGCTTGAATTCCGTTTATGTAGCTAATTGTATCGTTTTGTTTGTTGTACTTTTTGAACACTGAATTTCGGCTGAATAAAACTTTTGACGGAATTTCTTTAATGTCGAATATTTTTACCTTCTTCGGAGTTTTATTAACCTTTTCAAATGTATTTTTAATTTCTTCTTTCATTTTTATTTTAATTAATTCATCAATACTTTTGCCTGAAAGTAAGGCTGATTCAATAATTTGCTTTTTGCGTTCCATATTTTCTCCTTAAATTTTATTATCATCTAAATTGCTAATCGTAATTATTTTTGCTTCAAGTTTTGAGTTGTCATCCTTACTCCACAAATATTTGCACAAAGCCTCAAGCGCTTTTAATGCGGCAGAGCTGTCACGCAGTTTCTTTTTACCTGTAGGTGAACCTTTTTTGTCTAAAATATCTTCTTCTTCAAGTGAAAATTCTGCTATTTTTAGCAATTTTTTAATTACATAGCATTTTGGTACTTGCAAAATTCTAAGTTGTGAATTTATTAACCTGTTTATGTAACCGATAATTTGCTCATTTTCGAGTAAACTATCTGCCAAAAGCTTTAAGTTTCTGCTGTTATAACCGGCTCTTTTAGCGGCTAATTCGCCATCTAAGCATTGCAAGTATTCTTTTACAAATCGTTTTTGTAGTGGTGTTAATATTTCCATATTGTTAAGAACTCTTAATATATTTGCCATAAACATGTAACATACCTTATTATTAATATGCTATTTATATTTCGGCTAGTGTAAAATCTTATCAATAGGTAGAAAGTTCATTTCCGCCTATTTTTTTTGTCTAAATGCGCTCGATTGTAATGCTTGGACTTTGTTTGATGTCTGTGCATAACTTAGAACGCATATTTGCAAGGTTTTCTTTGTACATATTCAGCCAGTATGAAAACTTGCCATAGTTCGGATTTGCCTTCATTCGCATACAAGTGCCGTAAACCAATAGAGGTTCAGCAAACGGATCCGGAATTTGAGGTGAATCATCTTCCTTTTCCAGATGCATTTTTTCAGAACCGTCTGCGCTTTTTACAAAGTCATTTGTGTAATAAATTACGTCAATGTTTTTGTCTTCTTCAAAATTTGGAAATAGTAACATATCATTTAAAACGCTATACTTTTCTTGTGGCGCATTGTTCAGAATAAAAGCTTCAAAATCTTGTGTGTAAACATATTTTTTGCCATCAATTGAAAGAGTGTGAATTTTTCCATTGACAGAATTTATTAACTCTGTTGTGTTTTTTGGTAAGTGTAAAATTTTTTTTCTTAATAAAAAATTCCAATTCTCAAATGTGCAAATTTCCGAATTAATTATGTTCAAAATATTTTTAATTTTTGCATGGTCGTTTTTAACAAGTTCGTCAAAGGTTCTTACACACTTGTAATTATTTCAAGATAGTTCATTTTTCTCCTTGTTAATTCATTTTTATACCGCACTTAATGCGGAAGTTTTAAAATATTTATTGTATTAACCCCAAACCCGCACTCAAAAAGAGTACGGGCCGGGTGGGGACGAGGATTATTGAGTGCTATTTGATAAGCCCTTTTTTTAGTTGACTCATAATTAGGGCCTCATTTTTTAAGAATTCAGCACTTGTCATTTTACCAATTTGCTCACGAGTGAAAGGCGCCAAATTTTTACATTCGCTCTTTGTGTTTTGTGCATTTGCTTGAAGTTTCTGTTTAGCTTGCAAATTTGACTTTTCTAAATTCTGCTCGTGCGCTACTTTCTGAATGTACCTTTCAACTGCAGAATTCTCAATGGTTTCCACAAGTTTGGCAATTCTTGAAAGTTCATCTTTGTCAACAGAAACATTGCCGGATTTAAGATAGTTTATAACCTCATTTCGTCCTGCAATGTCGAAAAACTTAGCCTCACTGCTTGTAAATCCGTTAGAGCTTTCTTTGTCGCTAATTTGAGTGGTCAAATCTTCTCGCATATTTTGTACATTCATATTTAACGCCTCTTGAATTATATGGTTCAATAAATTTTGACCTTGCTGCGGGTTGATTAGACCTGAAGTTAAAACGATTTGAAGGTTTTTCAAGTTCTTTTTAAACTCCTCGCTAATTGGCGATTTTTGAGAACTTTTTTCTTGATTTACGCCGAGTCTTTCTTCAAACTGTGTTTGAATGTTTTCTTGTTTTTCTGTCTGTTGAGATGTTGTTTCTAATTTGTTTTCTGACATTTTTAATCCTCATATTTAACTTGATTCATGTATTTAACCGCTTTTTCTATAGCTTCATCAATAAATGTAGCAAGTAACATTGCCACAATCGGTTTAAATGGGTACGGTACAGGGATTCTGTTTACGACAAAATCAATTGCCGTACGTTTTTTAGTTTGCCCCGAGCTTGTTTTTAATGCTTCTTCTGCATAACTAACCGCTCCATAGGCTAAATCTGAAATAGTATCTTTTAAATTTTCAAA